ACTCTTCGTGAATATCCTCTATTTGATTGCTGTACTTTGGCAAATGCTATCAGTGCAGCTAGAGAAACTAATCTATCGACGTTGACACCAGGTCTGTATTGCTCCATCTCTACTAAAGCCATGAAGTCAGGTAATCTTTCTATTCCGTATGTTACACGAGTTACTACCCCATCAGCATCTGTATCCTGATGTATCTCCTCTGTAAGCCATCCAATAAGATAACTTAGCAAGTGAGATTTAAAGATAGTTCCTGTATTTTTCCATCCATAATCTGAGTATACAGTCTTATTGGCGCCTAAGTCTTTTAAGAATACAATCTGATTCTTAGGTACTAGGTACTTCTGTTTTCTCTTCTCAATCATGTATTGTATGAAGAGAGATACGTTGTTCTCGACTATAGTCCATGCATTATACCACTCAATGATAAGCTCTAGCTGCTCATGAGTTTTCATAAGGTCGTCATATCTACCACACCATGCAGCAACAATATAATCTCCTTCAGCATAATTCTCTACACCTTTATCAGTTACTTTGGTTACCTCTACAGGGTTTTTGTATACATAGATAGAACATAGGGATTCAGAGGTAGTTGTCTTACCTTCACCCACGGGATCGACAGATGCATAGTATGTACCCCACTTAGAATCAGCTACAGGTCTTTCATATACAACAAGTACTCCACGCTTGTCATCACGCTTCTTATCTACAGGAAACTCCATAATGGGTTGTCTTCTAGAGTTCTTAGCATTTATGCTTCCATTAAGCATTCTCTCTAGTTCTACAAATTCATATGCGTACTCCTTGTCTTCTATGCGACGTTTCTGAGAACCTACAAGTAGTAGTGGGAATATAGACTCATCACGATAAGCAAATGCTTCCTTGATGTTCATAGGGTGCTGAGAGATACGTAGCTGGTAGAGTTCAGGAGATAGATTCTTTTTCCAGTCTTCTCTAATACGTAACATACCTGCAACAGCCTCTTCTACTAGAGAATTACCATACTCATCTATGTAAGGTTTCATTGACCACTGCTCAGGAATAAATAATCCTGTTTTAGCAATTAATCCAGTTTCATCTATAAGATTAGATTCTACAGCATACATACCATTAGCTTCAGGATGTCTAGTAAACTGTTCTAATGGTCTACACTGAGATAAATCACCCACAGATCCAGCGCAAATAAATAACCCTGTAGTAATCTCTCCTGACTGCATCGCTGGTCTTAAGTACTCAAAGGTTTTATCCATGGTAGGAGCAATCCCTGCTTCTTCGTAGAAGAAGTATGAGCATGGACCCCCTACACCTTTTGTATCTGATTGTTCAAAGGACATACCTTGTAACATCCCTTTGAGACCCTTTTCCTGCTTTCTACCATTCTCAGTAACCTCAATCTTCTGCTGCCATGTAAGTACTTTACCTGGATTCATAGGACGATACCATGCAGTCTTAGAGTTAAGGAATGCTCGATACTCATCTAAGAACTTCCAGGAACCTTCTAGACCAATATAATCTTTTAGAGAAGCACCTAGCTTAAGGATAACCCCAGGCTCAAACCATATCTGATTGATGAACTTACCCATATGGTAATAAGAAGATGCAATCTGACGTTTCTTAAGAATACTACAGTGCTTGTGAGTTAACTCTGCTAAACACTCGTACAAGGCTATGTGATACTGTGCATCACGCACACTCGCGAAGTCAAAGTCTTTTTTTTCTTTATCGTAGATTGGCAGAAAGTTTAACCACATGTAGTAATCACGTGGTAGATACCAAGTATTGTCTCCACTTATAAAGATGGCTCCTTTTCTACACTTAGTCTTCTGATCATCCCAATAGGCTACAAAGTCTTTACTCATATACTGAGCAGTACAATAGATTTCTCCATTTTCTTTGAACTTTCTTGCTTGCTCGTTGAATGCAAAAGACGTTTCATCAAAATGATACTTACCTGGTTCTTTAAACAAAGGCTCTAAGAACTCAACAAAGTCTTCTCTTGTATCAAAGGACATTGTAGTCCATGTACCATTATCCCACGTAGGGATTACATATTCTGGATCATAACTGGTCATAACCTAGATTTTGTCCTCCACGTACTGATGTCTTACTTTGCTCTGCTTCTAGGTCCTTAAGAACTCCTTTAAAGGATTCTCTAATAGCCTGGAAGTTTTTTGCAGCTGCTAGCAGTGAGTTGATGTTACCATCTCTACCCGCTGTAATAGGAGCAGTTTCCATATAGTAACTTAACTTATCTAGCATCTTAGAGATACCATTGTAAGCTCTAAGTGTTGGGCTCGTATACAGCTCAGTACATTTTGCTATTGCTCGTGTAATCAATTGATCATCTGTAGACACTTCTAACTTGATAGAGTCAATAATAAAGTCTTCTTTATCATCCTCAGGTAAGTTAAAGAATGGATTTAACTCTGGGTTAGGACATGTCATGTAGAATATGTATGCGTATATCTTCAAATAGTTATCAGGATAATTTATCATTATCTCATTTAACCATTGGATGGTATAGCAGTGTTCAGTAGCTTTAACTACTCCTGATTCTACTTCAAATAGTTTAATTGTCATTTCTTCTTAGTTTTAAGCTCAGGGTTGTTCTGCAAGTGCTTAAAGATAGCAACAACTTCTTTCTTAAGATAAGGTAAGTCATAGGCAACTACTTTGTCTACAATAGGGTTTCCATCCTGATCTTTTAAATAGATAGGGTTGCCGTACTTATCTAGGCCCTCCTTCTTGAAGATAATATGCTCTAGAACAATCTTACCTGGCTTTAGATTAGGATTATGCTTAATCATTATGTACAGATAGATAGAGAGCTGCAAAGAATAATGAATGTAGTTACAGTCATCTAGGTGACTTATTGGGTCAAGCATCTTTTCACTAATACCATCCCAGCTCTTAAATGACTCTAATTTGATTTCCTTATTAGTCTTATAGTCATAGATGTTAATCTCATCTCTAACTACTTCTACTCTATCTGCTTGACCACATACTCCAGCAGACTTCAAGAATACCATGTGCTCAGGGTAAATACCTTCTATGAGGTTTTGTTCTGGCGCTATCTTTACGCCATTATCTTCAATAGGTTTGAATACAGGGATATCTAATCCTAGTCTACCTATTGTATCGCATGAGAGAAGATCTGCCTCTCTCTGGTTATGATACCAAGTACCTAAGCCTAATGCATCGCTATTATTGCTATCCCAAACTGCAATAATCTCTTTAGGTGTCATACCATACCACTTAGAACGTTTGTTCTTAGATGATTTAATAGCTTGACCCTCTTTATCAAAAGCTTTCTTGAATAAGCTAATAACACTTGTTACACTTATCCAATCTATGTTTTCGTCTTGATTTATGCTTTGGTACTTGTGATCTGATGCTGTGAATTGAATTGCCATAATTAATCGTAGTTTTCGTCATCATCTAGAATGCGCATTGCTTCCTCATATGCTTCCCTACCATCAAATGAATTGTGAATAATCATAAGTGTCATATCATCAATTGCTGTGACTGTAGGTTTACAATGACAAGTTCTAATTAGTTCATGCTCTTCGTCGTCATCAATAGGAACAACATGCATATCACCAATTATTTCTCCTTCATTGTCATAGTAGTATTCTGTAGACCATGCCATAGTTTATAATTTATTCTGTTTCTTCTTCTGGTTCAACTGCATCCCAATAGCCTAGAGGACACGATGATGCTAGAGATCTAGTCTTCATTGCTAAAGAACAGCCACATTCACCACAACAAGGTTGTGTGCCTGACATAAAACAATCATCACCCTTCTCATCTAGGTAATCGCAGTAGTTACATATCTCTTGCCTTTCAGCAGCAATACGTTCTACGTATCTCTTTCTAAAGAGCTTATTTATAAAACCTTCCCAGATTAAGGCTTTATTCTCCCAAATTTTCTTCAGTCGTGCCATTTCTTTCTTCTCTATGTATTCGTTTACGTATCTTCTCTGACATAAGCATTCCAGATAAGTTTTCTACTCTAGCGTATTTCTCTTCAACTTCCTTCTTAACACGCATTTGATTGAATGTCTCAGGATCTTTAAGAGCTTCTAAGTGACCTTTTAATCGAAGCTTAAGCTTAATTAACTGCTTTTCTTTCACTTTAAATGTGCCTAGGCAGTGTACTTTAATGTTTACAGATTCCATTTCATTGAGAGCTTTACGCACCTCACTGTAATAGAAACCAACTACATCAGCTACAAGGATCTTATTGTGACCTGTTTTCTCTGCTGTAGTGTCTATGAATTGCTTATGATTCTTGGGTATCAACGTAGAAAATTTTATAGTCTAATACAATGTTTCCTGTTGTCTGAATTTTCAGATCATCTTTAAGTTTAATCTTCTTTCTGCTAGTACCATTCTTCTCTATCAGATTCATACGTTCTGCTTTAGTAAGAAAGTTTCTTGCAGTCTGAGATACCTTAAAGATATTCTCATCTACCACATAGTTGCAGAATTCTGATAAATCTATCTCCCCACATACTCCTAGTAGGGTCATGCAATTTAATTCCGCTTCACTATATGATATAGAGTGTACAAAAGAATGAGTTAAGATTTGATACTTTATAATATCACGTCTTGTCATTCTAATTTTTTTCTCTACTAGATTAGCTTTAGGCATGATTACTCAGGTTTATCAGTTTCTTCTTCGTCTTCTTCTTTAGGTGGTGCAGTGATCTGAGCAAACTTAAGAGTTGCAATTAAGCCTCTTAACTTAGTTTCTTCGATGTCTGCAGACAACTTTTCAAACTCTAGTTGCACCTTCATAAAGGAAATACGATCCTTGTAAAACTCTAGAGTTCTCTTTTTGTACTCCGCAATTTGCTGAGGAGTCAGTTCCTGTTGGTTTACTTCTTCTGACATAATGTATGGTTTTAAATATAAACAAATATAACAAAAAATAGTTAACTAATATATATTTAAAAAAATAGGCCCCATAAGGAGCCTATCAGAGAACTATAGATGAATGGTGTTATTTGGACTTTGTGGCCTTAGGTTTTTCGTAAACCTTTCCATCTAACATAGATATCGAATTTGAAGGGTATGCAATGAGTTTAATTGCATCAATAGGCCCCATTTCGTATAGTCTCTTATTTCCTGTAGAAGTAATAGGCTGTTTAGTAGTTCTGTTTTTCATGATTATCTGTTTTTAATAGTAAAGTTGCATATGGTAAACAAGTAGAACTGTCTAGAGATATCGGCCTCTACTGTTAGTACATCTACCTTACCTAATCTAATTCTTATTTGGAACTTGTCCCACTGCTTGTTGTGGACTCTCCAGTTGTTTCTAAATATCATAGTCTTATTATTTGTATGGTACATAAGACGTACCCTTACCTGATTTAACAGCCTTGAGTATTTGTTTGCGTTGCTTACCTGTAGACTCATAGGATACGTGTACCCAATCAGGATTACTATCTGTACCAAACTCCCAGATCAATTGATCAAAGTTCAAGTTATCTTTGATAAAGTTGAATACCTCAGCATTCTTAACTGTAGTACCATCCATATCAATATCAATAGCTTCACCTGTACAGTGTTGTGAGCTTAATGCACCACCAACTGCTGTATTTAGTTCTTTACTACGGTATCCTGATGAAAGGATAATAGGAACTCCAAAGTGTTCTCTAATAGGCTGGAATACATTCTCAGCTAATAGCTTGAAATTCTCAATGTGTTCAGGTGTAGGCATATTGCTGATACCTTTTCTTTTAGCAGTTTCTGATCTCATCACTTCTGCTAATGCTAAATTTTTACTTAGTTGCATGTTGTTTATTTTTTAAAGTATAAGTCTGCTTCAGCTTCTCTGCGTCTAACAAGACCTTTTAAAGTTTTACCTCCAGCTTTTACCCACTTGAGGAATTCTAATCTAATTGATTCATCTTCTGGATTTGCATTTACTTTTTTAAGCAATGTAGAAGCCTTTAGATTTGCAGGCCCCAGATTATAAGCAAAAGAAACCAATGCATCAAATTGGTTCTGATTGATGCTATCTACACAGTAGCTATCTACATATTTCTCAAAACTTACTAGCATGTTAGCTAAAAGTTCTGTAGCTTCTTCTTCTGTAATTGTAGCATCAGTCATTGTTACTTTCTTACCACTAGGATAAAAAGTAGCTCCGTATCCAATTGTAGGAACACCTGCAGAACATTTGTAAGGAGCTCCTCTGAATCCTTCAAAGGACTTGATCATTTCAATTCCCGCTTTCCCCGTCTTTGTTATCTTCATCTTTGTTCTTTTTTTTGAGTGACATAATTCTACCAGCTGTAGTAATACCAAAAGCACCTAGTGTTAGAATCATAAAGCCATCAAAGATAAACTCTTTTATAATAAGTTCATTACCTAAGATACCTGTAATTACATCTACTACTAATATAAATGCCATAGCAAAGAATGCTACTACACCTACAAATGCTTGCTCATTTATCTTATTGTCATCTGAGATGAGCTCTCTAAAAAACTTTTTCATATCCTTTATTTTTTTTGTTTACCACCCTCTTGTGTTGCATATTTGATACCCATGATTGTACCAACTATTGAAAAGGCATTTGTTAATAATACACTAAACATGTTACTCCAAGTAGAGCCAATGATCTGAGTATCTTGATTTGTTATAATAGCCATCCAGTATAATACTGTTGTTACTACACCTACTCCAACTATGACAGCTAATGCAACTTTAACAA